AGACTATTGAGTGGGTTGGAACAAGCTGAACAACAATTGAAAGATGGCATTATGCCATCATTTATATCATATTGTTGTCTAAAAGATGAAACAAGACCAATAGCAAAAATCAGAAAAGGAAAAACGAGAGCGTTTATATGCTTACCCCTAATATATAACCTGCTAATACGAAAGTATTTTGGAGCTTTTACATCTGCAATGAAACAGAAGGCTGTCATAATATCATCTTGTGTTGGAGTTAATCCAGCAACTGATTGGGTGAAAATATATGATAAGCTGAAAAACAAGAATTCACTTTGGGAAGACTTCGATTATGCAAATTGGGATCAATACTTACATCCCGAGTTAGTTATGCGAACAACGGATATAGTTGATTCATGGTATGATGATGGAGAGCAGAATTCAAGAATTAGGCGAATGCTTATTTATAATTTAATTCATACTCCTATTATTGTAAAGAACAGTTTGTATGTTAAAAGTCAAGGTCAATGTAGTGGTTGTGCCATTACGGCAGAACTTAATTGTTTAGTTCATGATTTACTCATGACTTATGTGTGGATACAAGTCTGCAAAGATCAAGGCAAGCCTGAGCTCATTACTGAAATGAGAGATTGGGTAGCTTTGTGTGTTTATGGCGATGACATAATCATGGCAGTGGATAATGACTGTGAAGTTAAGTTTAATGGAACAGTTATTGCACCTATCATGGATCATTTAGGCATGAATATCACACCTGGAGACAAAGTATCAACAGAATTTACATTGAAAGAACCTAAAGATGTTTTCTTTCTTAAAAGAAATTTTATTAAAGATTGTGAAAAAGTTCTAGCACCTTTAAGAATGGACATTGTGGAGAATATCCCACAATGGGTTCATAAGAGTGATGACAAGGTTGCAGCTACGTATGCTAACATTAATACGGCGTTGCGCGAATGTTATATGCATAGTAAATCAAGTTTAAACGATTTAACTAAGAAACTCAATGAACGCATCAAAAAGATTAATATGATACATAAGTTGACATTGCCCAATGTTTACGTAGATTATGACGTCTTAGATGCAGAATATCATCATGGTAGTTACGCATGTGCAGGCTTAGAGGTGTTCTCCAAG